TTATGTATTACAAACTTCATTCCTACTATTTAAATACTCACTCATCCATGCATATAATATGGTGGAATCGCTATATTTAAATCCATGTGTATTTATTTTATTTATAATTAAGTTTTGATCCGAGTTACATACAAATTTTGAAAACTCTTCTACATCAACATTATGTATTTCACAACATTTATATAATTCTTCTTTCAGCTTTCTAACGTTATAACCCATAATACAATCTCTTCTTTGTTTTTTTATCCAATTGAAAAATACTTGTTTATCAGATATGTCGGGTGATTCAATGTGACAATCAGGACACATTAAGAATAAATTTTCAGGCTCATATGTACCACCTAAGGCTTTAGCTATTATGTGGCATCTTTCTAAGTATCCTGAAGTCCTGTTCCATATCTCTTTAAAATCACATTTATCCAATAACTGTTGAGTTTCTACTTTTATTGGTTTATTACATGCCCAACAGCAAGGTTCTCCCCAATCTAAAATAACAGGAAAATGTTTCTCTAGTTCTTTATCTTTCCAATAATCAAATATTTGAAAATTGGAAGGCATTGATGTTCTCATTTAAAACTCCTTTCTATTACTCTATGTATCAATTAATCTCACTATATTTACTACAAGCAAAATCCCCATCAATCTCCTCTTGAATACGTCCTTCTTTCGCCTTCTTCAAAACGGAGCAGTTTCGTTTATATCGCTTACATGATCTACACTTATTTTCAAATTCGTTCATATGTATTTCAGATTCAAATATTCCTCTATGTGGTGTTTGACTTATAATCAAATGTATTCTAGGATTCTCACTATCTATTAAGATACGTTGAGTTCTAGTTAGTACTCTTGAGTCATTGTCATAAATAATCTTCTCTAAGCTATCATTAAGTAGCTTGAACAAATTATTATCATCTCTACCTAATCTATTCATGTATATGTAACAGTCTTGATATATGTAATTAGTTTTTGTCCATTCATAATCCCAGTCTTGTGCAGCCAATTGTTTAATTGCTTCATTTTGAATTTCATTTTTAACCTTTACCCCATCTTTACTCATAATCCTTTTCCCAGTTGGCATACGAGTTTTTGTCTTTGGATTCCAACCGAATTGATTAATGTATAATTTATTTATAGATGTAGGTAAAGGTAATGTTAATTCAACTCTCAACGAATCAACTCCTATTTATATATTTAATTATCTTTTCATTACTCTTTTTATTGCTTCCTTATCTTCCAATACTCCTTGGTACTCTTCTAAAAGTCTCTTTTTCTCATGTAATAATTCTGTTTCTCTTTGTAATGAATCTTTATATTCCTGTTCATAAAATGGCACTCTATCCTGAAGATTGTACTCTCTCTGTAATTTTAAATTCACTAATGTGATTGAGTCTTTAATTTTTTGATCGTATCTCATATTTCTCACCTCCTTTCAGTTGTATTGGTTATGTATTGTTAATTTAATTATATTATTAATTAGCTTTCGATATGTATTTCTCGTAATCTTCTTTGTACATCCATTTGAATCCACCTGCTGTATAATTCGTATTACAAGATCTAAAAATACTAGACGCAACGATAGATAATTTATTCGATGCTTCTTTTATACTATTCCATTCTTTATAAAAGCAATTATCTAACTTAAGTTGGACTATCCTTCTACACCTTGCATTAGGTAAATCACTATTTTTTATATTTTCTTTCAGTTTATTATAATCCTCTTCATATAACCACTTGTATCCACCTACAGAATATTTCAAACCTTTTCTACATACTCTAGATACACTATGTAATGCAACTCCAATTTGTTCGGCAGCTTCTGTCGCACTATCCCATTCTCTTATAAAATCACCGTTCATACTTAATTGAATTGTTCTTTTCCTCGATAACTCTCCATTTTGCTTAGCTGAATTTATGAGTGCTTTCTTTGCATTATAATCGCACCATCCTATTTCAGCCCCCTTTTTTAAATATATCCTAATTGTTTTTGAACTTAAATTCAGATTATCTCCTATTACTTTAGTATTTTCAATGCCTTCATTCCATAAATTACAAGCATCTTTAATCATAGTACTCAAGGTAAATTTTTGGCATTTTTCCCAATCGATACTTTTTAAATTAATGAGTTCGGATAATTCGGAGTTCATTATGTTTTCTTTTATAAAATACAAATCAGATATCTGACAGTCTATAACTATGTAATGTTTAATACCATTTTCTAATGCTAACTTCTCTTTCAATTTATCATTCTCTTGTTCTTCGTATAATGTTCTTCCTCCCATTTTTGTAAATCCTGTTTCCTTAACATGCTGTTCTCCATGTGTTTCAATTATGCAATTTAATGATGGTATGTAGAAATCATATCGTTTTCTTTTTGACCATTTGAAGCTTTCTTGAAATTTAAATGGAATTTCAGTTTGTTCTAAGGCATTAAACATAATCTTTTCAGGATAACTTAATCCATCTGAACATCTTGGACAAGAAAAACCTTGTTTAATAATATTATTTGGAACGCTTATTTTTTCATATTCGCACTGTTGACAAACGAAAATTTCTTTTGTACCAATACCATGAGTAATCTCATATCCTCTATTTTGATTTTTTAATAACTTAGCAACTTCAGGATGTGTAGTCCAGAGACAATTCGTATGATTGACTCTTGCCCCAACACAAAAGGGACAATTACTCCCTCCTATAGTTCTTCTATCAATTGGCATTGGGTATTCACTATTACAACTCGGACATACCCACAAATATTCATCTTTTGTGGAGTATGCTATTTCTTTTGGATGCTTTTTATTTTTCGTACTGAATTCGTCTAATAAATATTCTATGTTATTTTTAATTGAGTAAAATTCCAATGATTTATCGTATTTCACATATTCTTTTTTTATAAATGCACGATAGTGTACACCACATTTAAAACATCTATCTTTGCCATCAGTATTGCATCTTCCTCTCAATACCATACTGTAAGCAATATTTTTTGAGTGATGTCCACATATATCGCATATTTTTGTTACTTTAATAGAACTACTCCCATCGGGAATATCCTCAATTTTAACTAAAATTCTTTTACTTTTGTCAGCCTTTAATTTACCTTTTTCATTAATGTAGCACGGAATTTTGTATCCCTTTTCTTTGTAATATTTATCTGTTGGTAATCCACATTTGACCCAAACTTCCTTCTCCAATATTGCCATTTTCAATTTTCCCTCCCATGATCAGTTAGGAGGCTACGTAGCACTTATTTACCGGTATTTCCTATGTATTTATTAATTTATTTTCATATTATAATTATGTTTAATTGTTAATTATCAAATCATATTTATTATTTTTCTGGAGATTGCATTCAGAACAAAGTACTTGTAAGTTATCTTCTGTAGTTGCCCCTCCTTTACTAACAGGAATAATGTGATCAATATGTAATGTTGATTCCTTTGCAGTTTTCCCACAAAATGAACAACTTGGGATGTACTTGTTTTCCTTTTCTACAAATCTAGCAGATTTATTTAATAAATTAATTCTCATTTTTGCGGGAATATGTCCTCGTTTATTTTTTTCATTTTTAGGTTTAGTAAATTCATAATAATCTTTTTCAACTTTTTTACGAGCTTCGTTATGTATTTGTTCAAAACAACATTTGTTCAATCCCTTCTGTACACCCATAAGTAATTTTTATATAACCATCAACATCATCTAATAATATACAGTCAATAGGAATTGGTGATCCTGTCCATTCATCCGTCACTCCCATATTTAATTTCCAACCATTTTTAGTATATTCCCTTTCTAAAATTAACTTCATAGCATATATTCCCCTTTCTAATTAAATCATTGCAATAGAGTTATCTTACTAATCTATCAACTTGATAACTCTATTATATTAATTTAATTATATATTGTAAATAGTTTATGTTAATTTATTTTTATATTTATTTCACAATCAAATCAACGTTTTAATTGTTTCTTAAAAATAAATCAACAACATAATCTCCTATCTCACTACCGATTAAATCTGCATTTTTCCCAATTTTCCTCTTCCAAGTCCATAATTTTATTAAAATTTGATTCTAATAATGAATTGTTTAATGCTTCATACCATATTGATGTTGAATAGCTGGTAAGATAAAAGTCAATTAAGAATTCTTTATTTACTATGTATCCTTTCTCAGTGTAATGGAATTTTATGTAGTTAATCATTTTTTCAAATTCAACTCGACTTATATTCGATATTGCACTCTCTATTCTTTCTTTTAAAGATATAATAATCACTCCTCCTTATAAAAGACATATTTCAAATCATTATTTACCTACTTTGTAATCATCCATAACTTTATTTGCGAGCTGACTGCGTTCTTCGTTTGTCTTATTCTTTAATTGCTCATTAAAAATTCTTCTAATATTATTAAATGGATTTTTATACTCCAATTCGATTTCATTCATTAATGTTAAAACATCATCGAGAATTGCAGATGGAATGTCATTTGAATAGTCCATATTATTTTGTAAATCTACAATTCTCCTTTTTAATTCTGCCCATTGACTCATTTAATCACCACCTTATAAAAGCCAAGTTTTATTGTTCGCTAATTTTCCATAGAGCATCTTTTGCAATATCATTTGTAGTCATAAGTCTAAATTCAAAATCTCTATCTTTGGGATACTCACTTATTTGTTTAATATCTTCTAATGCTTGTTTAAGTATTTTTATATTCCTTATGAGCTGTATATCTATAACACTTGAATTTTTAATCATTTACCTTTCCTCAATTCACATTAAAAGTAAACTTTTATACTATTAATTTATTTTCTTATATATTCAACATAAAAATGATCATATTCGTTATTCTCATCCTTTGATTTGAAATCAATAATTCGGTGATTCCAGTCACTTATATTTATCTCTGGAAAGAATGCATCCACATGGTTGAATTTGTATTGGATTACTGTTAAATATATCTTACTGGCATAAGGAAGAAATTGCTTATAAGTCTTACCTCCGCCTATTATAAATAACTCTGTACTATCATCAGCATATCTGTTGTACTCTTCAATCACATCCTCAACAGAGTTATAGTAACTTATCTCTGGATGAAACTGATGTTTTTGATTACGAGTAAGTACTAAGTTTGTTCTATTAGGGAGAGGCTTGCCTATTGAATCTAGGGTTTTCCTTCCCATTAGAACAATCTGTCCGGTAGTTAATTTCTTAAAGTATTGCATATCACTTTTTAGCTTGCATAGGAGTTGATTTTTAAAACCAATTCCACGATTGAGATCACATGCAGCAATAATGTTTATTGACAAATACTAAACCCCCAACTCAAATTTTAATTGTGGATATTTACATTCAAAATCAACTAACTCAAAATCAGATAGTTTAATATCATAGAAGTTTGTTTTTTCCGGAACATTAAGTTTTATGTATGGTTGTTTTTCTGATGGTGTGCGTTTTAACAATTCGTTTATTTGTTCTTCATGTCTTAAGTAGTAATGAAGATTAGAAGTAAATACACTAAACTTACCTAATTTGAATCCAAAATGATTAGCAATCATCATTTGTAGAGCAACATATTGTGTACGATTAATGACTGATGCTACTCCAAAATCTGAGGATCTGGAATTTAAATGTAAGTCTAAGTATATTCCATCTTCTAAAACTCGTACTTCCCAAAGTGTTTCGTAAAAGCATGGTTTGAGTCCATCGGGCTCATCAATGAAATCTTGTTCCTGCCATAGATTCATAATCTTACGCCTGCTAAACATATCATTGTTGAGAGTATCTAATAATCTATTTAGTAAATCATATCTCTTTACAGTAGCACCATATCTCAACCCAATTGTATTAGTATCAGCTACTTCCCAGTCTCTCCACCAATTTAACTTATACTTCTCTTCCATAATTCCAATGTCATTTGTTTGATCCTGATAAAAAGTTAGAGTCTCCCCTATAGCAGATTTAAAAGCTAATGGTCTAAGTGTTGAAATAGGGAATTCACCTTTTGATAAATCATATTCTTCATGTACAAATGTAATATATTTTGTATGTGCTGGAGAGCCATCTTTATATTTTGGTCTTACTTTACCGGATAAATCTGTACAACCTTCTTCTTTTACTTTCTTTAGGTTATTTATAAAGTATTTATCTGCTTTATTCAAACCAACTCAACCTCTCTTAAATTAATAAACTTGACTTTCATTTTCTTCATATGTTGTCTTATTGCTTCCTTTGTCATATTGTACATACTTCCAATTTGTTCGAAAGTATATTCCTCTAAACGTAATTTCAATATTTCTTTTTGAAAACCAGTTAGTCTGTTTAAGCATTCATTAATTAAAACATTTCCTAATCCAGTTTTATATGTATCATCTTTACTTGCAATTAGCTCATGCAGTGTCTTTTCTTCATTGTCATCAAATATTTGTTGATCCATCGAAACTACATCATATAATTCAGATTCACTGTATTTCCTTTTTTCTTCTAATTTAATTAATCCATTTTCCTTATTAAGACTTTTAAACAAATTCCACTTAATACTGTTGATTGCATGGGTATTAAATTTTGATTTCTTAGGATTATAAGTTAAGCATCCAATCCAAAGCCCAAGTTTCGCATACTGTACTAAATCTTCATACTCAATCCCCTTTTTCTTTGCTAAGTTATGTGGATCAGGAAAGACCTCACATAATGTACGTTCTGCATAGTGTTGATATTTATTGTAAAGTTCCTCTGGTGTTAGAGTCACAATTTCACCTCCTATAAAAATAAGTAAGAACTATTAAGCTCTTACTTAGAATTATATCAATTTAATTTCATTTTGTAAATTAGTTTTATAAATTTATTTTCATTACTGTTTAGATAGTCGGTTAATTAATAAATTTGAATATGTTCTTTGTTTTTCGATTATTCTATTTAAGACATATTCAGATGCAAGAATTCTATCTTCAATCATTGCTAATGTATCAACTAGTTTATAATCTTCATACTCTAATAGTGTTTTAATTTCATCTTGAACTACCTTCTTAATTCTTTCAAATGCAGACAAGTGATCATTAAAATTTACATCGTCCAAATGTATATTGTGTTCATATTTCCTCAATAAAGTTTGATATGTATTCATCAATGTTTTTGCTGCACTATAATTCTTTCGAACTTCTTCTTCAACTTTGAATAACACTAGAGTTAAATTATCTTGATTTTTATTTTCCATTTTAATATCCTCCTTGACGATTGGTCGTCACCCTCTTATTTATATACTAATATTTTCTTACTTCTGCATCTTTTATTCCTGCGATGATTCTTTGTGTAATCTTTTTATTTTCTTCTTCCAATACTTCTCTTACAATTGCCTTGACTTCTTCTTTGAAATTAGAGTTGAAGAAAGAAGACGCTCTTACTGAAGTATAGCGAATATTGTCTGCATCTCTACTTACTCGAATTTCTCCATTATCTTCTTGACGAATGTTAAGATTTTTTGATTCCATGATTCTCACCTCCCTTCAATTCTTATAAAATACTTATATTATTGTGCTTTTTGACGTTCAATTTCTTCTTTTAACCGTGACTCTGGAGCGAAGTCTCTCTCCCAATTATCCGGTTTAATTATCTTTCCATCCCCGTCTCTAAATCGAGGCTTACCATCGGAATGAAGTTTTCCCATATTAGCACTATGTACAATATTAAATAGATTAAAAGGTTTCACACCTAGAATTGTAAATGATCCTTGATTGAAATATTCAACATCAGTCAATGCATCAGCTTGAGCAACAAGAATATCATCAACTGGTTTGTTCTCTTTAATCATTTTGTCTACATTGTTCATTATTCCAGTCACAAATGAGTCAACCAATGTAACAAATTCCTCATGATCACCTCCAACTGTAGCGTATAGCAGTTCAACTAATTCTTCTGCAGTCCATACTGCACGATTTAAGGCTGTTTCCTTGTTCATTGGAGTAGGTTTTTCATTGAAAGGGTGATTAAAGGCTTTGTGAAATTCTTGTACCATGTAATACATTTTATTGTTTTGTACATCTAACATTAGCATTCTCCTTTTATTAGATGGGCTTCACCATAACATAAAACCCTTCTTTTATTATTAATTTAATTATAATTTATTTATAACCTCTTCTATTTCATCCGGTTTAAAGCCAACTACACGTTGAACTTCTTTACCTTCATCATCTACTAAAATAGTAACTGGTGTTGACATTACTCCAAATTGAAAAGCTATATCTGGTTCTTCTTGTACATTTATTGATTCATATTCTACTCCTTGATCCTGTAAAAAGTTTTCTACAAATTGACATGGTGTACAAGATGGCTGATATAATTTAAGCAATTTCATTTAATAAATCTTCCTTTCTGTAACTGAATTTCCAACCTTTATGTATACTAGCTCTACCTTTTAGACAAGATATGATACCTTGCTTGATTAGTCCATTAGTTTTAGCAAATTCTCTAATTCCAAATTCTTCAGTTACTTCTCCATTTGGACTCAAGGCAAAGAATTTATTTTTTCTATGATTAAAATTAGCATATTTAAAATTGACATCATATGATACAAAAGTACATGTTTCAGGTGAATAAACTCTATCCCCAACTTGTTTATTTAATTGCTTAATATCTTTATCCAAAAATATTTTACCTTTTTGAAACAATTGTTCATCATAGCCATCAATGAGTTTAATATCTTCGATGAAGTTAGTGAAATAGTGCCATCTTTTACATACCTTAACACCTTTTGCTCCATATGATTTATATGAATCTGACGGAGGATTATAGCAGCGTTCTAACATTCCACTCCAAACACTATACTCCCTTTTATAATCAACCATCTTAATGTTACCGAGAATCCCTATTCCGAAAACTGATTTAGCCAACTTGTCTTTAATTTTACCTCTTTCGATTTCAACTTTCTCAACTACCCGTTCATAACCTGTTTCCAAAAACCTTATTTTATATTTTTTATTACCCGATTGATTTCTTCCTTCTACATTAAGTACAATATATTCTTGGTTTGCATTATTTTTAAATAATTTTTCGATTAATTCATCAGTATTTATCACAGATCATCAAATCCATTGTCATCTGTAACTTTTGAATATTGCCTTGATTTATTCTCAAAGAAATCAGTTTTTCCTAGATTAATATTCTCATCACTAAATATTCTAATCCAAGGCATTGAATTCTCACTTACACCATAATAAATAGCCTCAAAACCAAGCATATTCAAGCATTTATTTGCACGATATTTTATATAATCTTTCATCTCATTCATATCAATATCTTCAATTTCACTTAAAGCAAATTCAGCCCAAGTAATTTCCAACTCAGTTGCTTTTGAAAATAAATCGTTCACAAAGATATTAAACTTTCCATCTTTATTAATTTCTGGTCGTTCTTGCATCAATAATTTCAGTAACATAGTCACAAAAAATGCGTGCGTAAGCTCATCTTTATTAATATAGCTGAGCATCGTTGAAGTTTTTACCATTTTTTGATTTCTTGCTAGGTTATAGAAGAAAGCAAAACCTGAGTAAAAATTAATACCTTCTAGTACCACTGAACCAGCTAAAGCATTACATAAGGTCTCAATAGTGGGATTTACTCTAAATTCCTCATATAAATCAATCACTAGCTTATTTCTCTCATAAATTAACTTCTCTGTTCTTGCCATTTCAAATGCTCTATTTTGTACTTCTCGTTTTTCTATAGACGAAAGAACATATGAATAACTTTGATTATGTACCACTTCTTGCTGCTCAATGATAGATAATATTGCTTGTGCTGAAGGATCAGATAGATATTCTTTGACACTACTTAAAAATTTAGGTTGAACAGAATCTAAGATTGAAAGTAATCCAATGATATTTAAAAATGCCCTAGTTTCATGTTCGTTCAATTTATGCCACATTTTAATATCATCAGACATATTGATTTCAAATGGTGTCCAAAAATTACTAAGTAATGTCCTATAAATCTCATAAAATTGCGGATACTGAAGATCATTCCAATTTAAAATTCCACTTGTTTCCCCTTCAATAAGACCTTTTGGTTTATTAGGTAGTTCAGGTGTAAGTAAGTTTGTCTTTTTAATTTTTTTCAAATTGTATAGCCTCCATTACTTCATTTATATATTTAATTATCTTTTGTTGTTGGTTAACAGGGTGTTGCTCAATTTTTAGTTTTCCAATGACATCTGTGACTTTGTTTAGATGATATTCCATTTCATCTACTGCTCGACAAAAGTAAGCCCATTGGGTATCACCCGTACCAAAAACTGAAAACTTCGGTATGTTGAAATTATTATCTTTAATTAACCATTTGAGATAGTTTTTTGTCTTTACAGGAAGCTTTCCATTATTTATTGTGAAAGATCCTATGAAAATTAAATCAAACGCTTCAGGACTTTCTTTCTCATTAATATTAGAAACAAGGACATTATGCCCTTTATTTCTAATATTTTCAGAGATTATATTAGCTACAGCCTTAGTATTTCCACTTATTGAATAATACTTAATTAATATATTAAGAGGCACAAGTCTCACACTCAGTAATATCAACTGCAGTTGAACGAACATAATATGATGTTTTTAATTTTAGCTTCCATGCTGTCATATGTAGTTCAAGTAAATCCTTTGCTTTGATATTGTTTTTTACATATAAGTTGAAACTTTGTGACTGGTCTATATGTTTTTGTCTAGCTGCATTTTGTTTGATGCTCCATAGTTGATCAATTTCATAAGCTGAATTATAAAACCATGTTGTTTTAGGATTTAAGTCTGGTACAGTAACCGGAATTTTATAATTCTTCTTCTCTTCAAAATACAAACGATTAAAGACAGGATCAATGGAAGCAGTTCCGTTTCCTAATATACTAGTTGAACCATTTGGAGCAACCGCAAATAACCAAGCATTTCTCATTCCATCTGATTGTACAGATTGTTTTAATACATCCCATTGTTCATTTGTGACTAGTCGTGAACCATCATCTAATTCACCATAATTACGTCTTTCAAAGTATTTACCTGTTTGCCATTCAGAACCTTCAAATACCTTATATGTCCCTTTTTCTTTTGCGATTTCACTAGATGCTTTTATTGCTAGATATGCAATTTTTTCGTACAACTTATCAGCATAATCCACAGCTTCTTCGCTTTCCCAACGTATACCTTTTAAAGCTAAAAGTTGATGCCAGCTAAATGTTCCTAATCCTATACCCCTATATTTCTGATTAGTTAGTTGTGCTTGTAACACTGGAATATTATTTAGATCAATAACATTATCTAGCATTCGAATTTGTATAGGAATTAGTCTTTCCAGTACATCATCTTTCACTGTATTTCCTAAGTGAACACTCGATAGGTTACATACAACAAAGTCACCTGCTTGTTTCTCAATAATTATTTTTCCATCATCTGTATACTGCTTAGTTACAGAAGTAGGACTCATATTCTCCATGATTTCTGTGCAAAGATTACTACTATAAATCATTCCGGCATGTTTATTTGGGTTTTTCCTGTTTACTTCATCACGATAAAACATAAATGGAGTACCTGTTTCTAGTTGTGATTTCATGATTGCTTTCATTATTTCTATAGCTGGTACTTTTTCCTTATGTAATTCATTACATTGAACACATTCTTCATATTTATCTCTAAATGATCCTTCTCCTTCTTTCTCATCATAGAAATCTTCCAAAGAATATCCCATTACTTGCTCAATTTCATGAGGGTCAAATAAATACCAATCTCCTCTTTTTTCTACCTGTTCCATAAATAAATCAGGTAAGCAAACTCCCGTAAATAAGTCATGGGTTTTAAATCGTTCATCACCATTATTTAATTTTGCTTCTAGGAATGGGAATATATCCTTATGCCAAACATCTAAATAAACAGCTATACTACCTTGTCTAGTTCCAAGTTGATCAACTGAAACTGCAGTATTGTTTAATTGTCTCATCCAAGGTATTACTCCGGAACTAGCACCTTTAAAACCTTTAATATCTGAGTTTTTAGCACGAATTTTCCCAAGATATACACCGATTCCACCAGCATTTTTTGATAGATTGGCAACGTCAGTATTAGAATCAAAAATTCCTTGAAGGCTATCTTCAACAGTGTCAATAAAACAACTTGATAATTGACCATAACTTTTACCTGCATTGCTCCAAGTTGGCGTAGCAACAGTCATGTACTGGTTAGATAAAGCCCAATATGATTCTTTCACTAAATCCATTCTTTTTGATTTATCTTCTTTAGACATAAGAACCATTGAAACTACTAAAGCACGTTCTTGTGGAAGTTCAAATATTTTTCCATCATGATCTTTTGCTAAATATCGATCAACAAGTGTTTTTAATCCGATGTAAGTAAATAAGTTATCTTTATCTGGATCAATGAAACCTTCAGCTAATTCAATTTCTTCTCTTGTGTATTCCTTTAAAATTAATTCTGAGTAAATTCCCTTTTCTCCAAGAGTTTTTAATAATCCATAGAAATTACCGTACTTTTTAGAATCATCATATGAACGATTATATGCTGCCTCTTTATAAATTCTCTTTAAGAATAATCTGGATGCCACATATGTCCATTGAGGCTCTTCAATTGTGATGTTGTCTAAAGCATTAAGAATCAGTTTATTTGTAATTTCTGCAGCACGAAATTCTTCGCTCGATGTAATTGTGTTGAAAATACGTTGTTTGTATTTTTGTGTATCTAAGTTAGGAAACTCTTGCATGATATTATCAATGTATTTTTCTAATCTATTTTGATCATATGGTAATTTTCTTCTGCCTTTGTTTTTAGTAATTAACGTCAATAAATTACACCCTTTCATTTATGTTAATTTATTTATATTATTATAGGCATTTAATTAAAATGCTTTATTATTAGTAAACTAGTTTTCAATTTTATGTAATTCATCAGTATAGTTATTATTTCCAAATTCATTTTGATCCTTCATTAACTCTCCCATTTGTTCATATCCTGAAGCCATACTTTCATAATCAATCTTCGGTTTGGGCTTAATCACCTTTACCGGAACATACATTGCATCGTATAATTCCTTTTTGATCGCCCTTTTGAATCCATTATCATGCGTGAGTATTATATCTCCACATTTATAAGGAATATCAAAGGTGTCATAAGGTAATACACCATCTTCTTGAGCAATTTGTACATCATAAATAGCGTTAATTGCTGCTACCTTCATTCCTTCACTCCCTTTATTTAGTTAATATTGTTGTTCCTCCTGAATACGTGTAGCCAATTCCACAGTGATCATTTCACTTAATCGCTTATCCAAATGTCTTAAATCGGCATTAAAAATAAGTTCATCCATGACATCATATACTTTCAACTTAACTCGCCTCCTTAAAATAGATTATGAATTTAATTGTTTAATTCACCTCGAAAGTTCAATAATATGTTTTTATTATAACATTTCGAGGTGTTGAATGAACTATCAGGGTGAAATTATTTTAATCTTCTATGCTATCTAATCTTTTATTTGCTATTTCTATGTAATCAGTCTCTAATTCAAAACCTATAAACTTTCTATTTAATTGTTTAGCTGAAACACACTCCGAACCACTACCAACAAAAGGTATGAGTACGACATCATTAACATTAGAAGAAGCCTTTATGATTCTTTCGCAAAATTGTAATGGCTTTTGTGTTGGATGCCCAACTCTTTCTTTGCAAACGTTATTCCATTTGTGTGCTTTCCATATGTCAGATAAAACTCTTGTATCTCCCTCTTTCGCCCCTGCTCTTGTCGCTGGTTCGCTCACTTCTTGCCAATTAAAAGTTGGTTTTTTGCCCTTTGATACCCACAGTAAATCTTCGTGTAATTGGGCAAATTTACTGTGACCTCTCCTACCAAATTCTTTTTCCCATATAATCCAATTATTGAAATTGAATTTTTCTTCTAAAAGAATTTTGAAATGTGATGTAATTGATGGTTGACCCCAAACATATAAACTACCATTATTTTTTAAAACTCTGTAAAACTCATCAAAGATTGAATTAATCCATACTTTAAAGTCCTCAACAGTTTCCCATTGATTATCCCAATCTTCTTTTTTAACTTTAAAATATGGTGGGTCAGCAACTATCAAATCTATGCTATCACTTGGTATCATTTTTAGTCCTTCTAATACATCACGCTGATATATACGATTTAATTCAATACCCCCTAATAATTCTTTCCCCATTTAACCACTCCGTTTTATATATTTTTCACACTGATGTTTCAAGAAACTATACGTCTACTAATTTGTTAATTTATTTAGCTGTCACACTGAAAGTTGCATACCCATAAAATATCCCTTCATTTTCTGCTTTAATCTAAACTGAATACCTTTGTCCCAATATCTTTTATAACCATCTCTATAACCACCACTATATTTAACTGAGTAGTAATATTCGATAAACATATCACTCACTCGCTTTGGCTCAGATATTTTCACACCATTTTTCTTATGAAACTGTACCAGTTCAATACGTTGATTTAATAATGATTTAAGTATTTTTTCAAGATACTGTTTGAATCCTTCTTTATTTTCATTTTCAGCCTTCAGTATCTTATTTTGAATAACACTTATTTCAACATCTAACATGATCTTTTCATCTATGGAGCTAAGTATTTCCTCAGATATCCAAGACACTTTTAATCACCTCTTAGGTGAATTATATCATGCGAACGAATGTTCTGTAAATGTTTCATTCTCATTTTCCTGAGCTAACTTTATGTACAATGCTTCAAGCTTGTCTTCATATTTTGCAATCATTTTTTTAACTGCTTCAATTTCCATCTTCAGTGACAGTTTCTTTGTTCCCATTCCATCCACCTCCATATAATTGATTATCAGATTCTTTTGCAATAGACATAAGGCACATAATTCCTACTCCTACAAACGATCCAATTATGAACGATATTATAATAGTTATTGCATATAGTATGTCCACCACCTTCTTCCTATTAAAAGAAGTGACCATTTAAGCCACTTCTTATTTATTTGATATATTTATATTATCAATTTATTTTTATATTGTCAATCGTATTTTATGAATATTTTACTGCATCTTCTAATTTATCTAATCTATTATAAACCTTCGATAAAAGCCCTTCAATATCTTTCCATGTTGAATCTTTTATACCTTCGTGGTTCTCTATGTATACTTCAACCAACCTTATTTCCTCGTACAGCTTTTCGGTTAAATCGGATAGTTCTTCTCTGGTGTTTTCTGCCATTCGCATAGTATCACCTCAATTTATTATGTATTTTATCTAATGAAAATCTAATTTGCTTTAAGTCTATATATGCTAATAATGATTGATAATCCGTTAATTTATGATCATCTATGTATTTAAATAATTCATCCATCTTGAAGTAAATATTATTCAGCTCACTTAGAAGTTTTTCTTGCTGCGTTTCAGTTTCCATCTCAATTACCTTCTTCCATTAATTTCTGCTTTTGTTTATGTAGATATTCGCACATTTTGTAATTCTTCAACGTTAAATTGGTATTCATTTGAATATCAATGAAGATTAATTCAAAATCTTTATCGTAATCATAGACACGTTCTAAATCATCTTCATTATATGTTTGGTGAAAATGGCTTTCGCCCACCTTAACCATGTAAGTATTCTTTTCTTGTTTTCCTCTGTGATTAATAATTTCCTCACGTTTACATTGTACAATTGTGCCAATCTTGTTAGTCTTTTTAATCGCCACCCTTTCATCTAATCCGAATTTCACATTCATTCCCTTCTTTCGTATATATTTAATTATAAAACAAGTTAAAATGAAAATTTTATCGTGATTCTGTTTCAACATCATAATCACAACCTAAAATAGCCTTATACACTTCTTCATATGTACTATTCTCAAAACTAGTTTCATCTTGCCAATATAAGTCATTCGCAAAGACCTTTAAATCTTCTTCAGTTTGATTTACCGCTATTACTTTGTCAGTTTGTAAATCTATAATTTTATATGTATTCATCATTTATTCCTCAGATATTTTTACTATATGCTCACACAATTCATCCGGTATTCTTGAACGATCTACACTTCCCTTAATTCCCTGTGTTCCTGTAGCACTCCCTCTTGGTGCAGCTACGTGACAAGGATTACCATTTTTACACATCGGTTTGAATTTAGGATTAGGATGATTAGTCCACAAATCTGTTGGCTTCATTCTAGTATCACCGTATTGGCAATATGTAACTGTGTATCTAGGTAAGTCTTGCATGAAGTTCATTTTCCTCATTCCACCACGAGGATTCTCAATAAAGTAATATTTAGGATTTAATTCTTGTATTAATTTAATTACTTTTTGATTTGTATCATCACAGAACTTTGCATATTCACTAATAGGTCTTAGATTACCATCCTCATCTTTTCTCCTATGATGTGATATTCCAGCTACAGAGTAAGACGTACAATCAGGTGATGCCCAAATGACATCTGGTTTTCCGAACCGTTCAATTATGTCCTGTGCAGTTATCTTGGAGATATCTTCATACCAATCGATATTTTCATGTTGTTTATCCCACTCCACACTAAACACTTCATGACCTTCCTTTTCGAATGCCTTACCAATACTTCTCGTTCCTGCAAATAATTCGAGTACCTTTAGTTTCGCCATTTAACATTCTCCTCTTTTATATTAATTTAATTACCTTTCTAATACTTTTACTGATATGATTTCATCAATATACACATCACATTGTTTTGATCCAATATCTAAAATTTGTTCTATTACTTGGCATATTTCTTCTTCATTCCTATCTACGTCTTTGAGTTGGTCTATTTCCATTTGGAACGAAACACTGATTCTCATTGTTGTTCTCCTAATGTCAGTCTATTAATCTTTTTTTCTTATAAAATTGAAGTTTTATCTTAATCTAAATCAATATGTAGTATGTATAACAATTAAAGTAATACAATATGTATATATTTTATTAATATTAATTTAATTTTTTAATAAGTTATATAATAATTCTTCAAGTACATTCACAACAATACTGTTACCTGCCTGTTTATATAGCTGAGGAATAGATTTATCCTTCCCCTTATAAAAAACTTCATTTAACCTTGATTTTACTTTATCGTGATCCTCGTCTGTAAATCCCATTAATCTCCATGTTTCCTTTGAAGTTAGCCTTCTTACAGCTAATCCACCTAAATAAACATTGAGTTTATTTCCTGTGTTTGCAGCTGGAACAGTTCCACACAATCCATCTTTATAAAACGCCCTATCTTGTTGTGAATTATATCCTTTGCCACTTACATCCCATTGCAGATAGTTCTTTTTCTTTTCAGCATCTAAAATTCTATCTTTATATAATATTTGTACTTTCTCAACTTCGTCTTGATTGTAAGACTCAAAATCTTTTAGATTACCAATAAAATATTTATCGTCTACAACTGGTTCTAAAATATCTTCTAGCTTATAATTACAATCATGTCCATCAGGAAATACAAATTTTCCAGAATCGATATCTTTTCTTATGCTAACAACAAATATCCGTTCCCTATTTTGTGGAATGAAGAATCTATTGGAGTTTAATATTTTATAATATGTATTATATCCAAGGTTATCAAGCCTTGTTATCCATTTATTAAAGTCTTCCTGAAACTTACTTCCAATCAGTCCTTTTACATTTTCTGCTACCATGTACTTGGGCTTTTTCACTTCTGCTATTTTCATAGCTTCCCATAATAAACTCGACCTTGTACCACTGCCCTCAGAAAGTCCGTTTTTCTTACCTCCTATGGATACATCTTGACATGGAAAACCATATGTCATTAAATCAAAATCAGGTATGTTGTTGATATCAACTTTGCTTACATCTCCTAAGTTTAAATCCTTACTTACATTATGTATTGTAGAATATGCCTCAATTGCAAATTGATCAATTTCACTGAAACCAACTAAATCAACATCAACATTAAGGTTATGTAATGCTTTCTCGAAAGCCCCTATTCCGGAGAACAAAGATAAAACTTTTATATGTTTATTTAATTTTAAATTGTTCTTTTTCAAAAATCTCGCTCCTTTATAATTTAAGTTTTTATCTACTAGTATTTTCACTTCACCACTCGTGGTTAGAGTCGGACTTAATCCTTGCACATCATAAACACGATTGGCTTGATCAAATACTCCTTCTCTAATTTCAAAAGTTGTTATTGGAACATCAAATTCATCAGTATTGATTTCTAATATTTCTTTTAGCCCAAGCCATATTTCTGACGATGGAATAGAGAAACAATTATCACTTCTAAACCAATGTTCAACTTCTGTCTTTGGTCTTTCTAATGCTTCACTAATTTGCTTTATAGTCTTACTACTATTTTTCTTCGATTCTTTTAATACGTATTTTAGCTTTTCAGTGTCAACTTCATATTTTCTTACTCTCACTGGCAGCTTAATATCATATCTAATTAGTTTAATAGAACCACCTCATTTCTTAATGAAATCCAGTTTTCATCGTAATTTTCTAGCTTGATCAGCCAATTCTAAAAATAATTTTTCTGCTTCCCAAGGATTCATTTCAAGATATAAGTTGAAACCATTATAATTATCAACTTGAATATGTAAATAATCTTTCCATTTTTCATAAGTAGAAAAGTGAGTATGTTCATATGTCATTTTCAAACTATTAGTATATTCATCTTCTGTGTTTGTAATATAGTCATCTTTACTAATGATGATTTTTTGATTCATTTTCTTCCCCCTTTCTTCTAATCAAATCTGTATTTTAATTATTTATTTTTCAATTAAAAGGTTTCTAAATATCTCTTCTACAACTTTGACCACTACACTATTCCCTGCCATTGCGTATAAAGCACTTTGTGATACTCCTTCGTCCTGTAACTTCTCACAGTCTTCATAATCAAAACCCATTAATTTAAAGCAGTTTCGAGGAGTAATTCCAATAACCTTACCCTTATATGCTAACATTGTGAAATTACCTCCACCTTTACCATAAAAAGCAGTAATAGTAGGATGTTCATCGTTAGCTTGAAATCTTAAACCTGATTGTCTTAATGTAATAACTGCACAATCGAATTGTGGATCTCCTTCAATTTTGATAATCTCATCATTTAAACCTTTTACCGAATTAATCATTCGTTGTTGCCTTCCGGTTAATTTCCTTCCATCATTTAAATCTATGTATTCCCACCATTTATTTTTAAGTTGTTGTGGTTCTGGCATTTTAAAATTATGTTCGATATCGTTTCTTACTGAAACAATAAATACTCTTTTTCTATTTTGTGGAATTCCAAAATCATTTGCATTTAATATTCTCCAGTAATTCACATATCCTAAGTCCTCTAAATCTTTAAGTATCAAATTAAATGAATCTATGTATCTTTTACTAACTAAATTATCTACATTTTCGATTAATGAATAAGCTGGTCTTTTTTCTTTTAATATGCGCAGCCCTTCTTTGTAAAGTCCTGATCTTTCTCCTTCTAGTCCTTTTCCTTCAACATTTCCGATACTTATATCTTGACAAGGAAAACCCCATGTCATCAAATCAAAATCTGGTAATTCCTTTTCATTAACTTTTGTTATGTCACCTAGATTTTTTTTAATTGGCTCATTATGTAATATCGAATAGGCTTTTGCTACAGTTGGTTCAAACTCACAATAGTTCACTAACTGATAATCTATATTTAAATTTTTTAATGCTTTTTCGAAAGCTCCAATTCCACTGAATAAGGATAATACTTTAAGTACACTCATTTATACACCTCTTTATTAATTTAATTTACAATAGAATCTTGAATTTATTTTGTATTTAATTTACTCTCCTTCTTCCAACAAAGGTTTATCAGGAAATTTTTCTTTAATTACTTCATTTATGTATTCAACATTGTAGAATTTAGCAAATTCAACTAATTCTTCATATGACTTGAATAAAAACTCATTCCACTCTCCAGTTTTTTTATAATGTTCAAATACCTTTTGTTTTTCTTCTTCGTCATCGATCACTGAATATCCATCTTCATAGAACCCATCAGGAGGATATTTAAATGTTTTTACCAATGACTCCAAACAACTATCACAAAGATCAAAATTCCAACTTTCATTGTCAAATCTTGAGCCGTACCCAAAACCCAATTGAATGTTATGTATGTCATTTGAAAAGTAATATTCTTCAGCACTTGGTGGATTCCAGTTGTTATTCACTTGAGTAGTCCCACATTTATTACAAATTACTGTTTTTGAAGTTGTAACTTTTTCAATTTTGACAACTTCTTTTTCTTCAACAGTTTCTCTTCTCATTTATCCTTCTCCTTTTTATTTATTTAATTTAAAATAAAAACCCGATTTTACTCTAATTCTTCAAAAGTAACTCTAACTTTAACAATCTCCCAGTCTTCTTGATGAAAACCTCTAGCCGTTTTTGCACCTGAGACAGTGTAAAATTGCGCTTTTGAAATGTCTTCATCAAAGAATTTGTGTTTGGTATAGAATTTATTATCTTTCTTAATAACATATTTGTCTTCAACGCTAAATGCTTTTACCATCTCAATCCTCTATTCTTTTAAGATATTCTTTTTATTTAATTTAGTTTTAAATGCTTTAATTCATTTGTTACAACATCGAATAACTTCTGTTTTAATTCCTCTTGATTGATCTTGCTATCAACTTTAATTGTTACATTTTCAATTACTCTATGTTTATGTAATTCATCTTCTTCAATAGTTACTTTTGCATTTGCTAACTTTGGTAAAACTAATTCATATGTTGGTTCATGCTTATATGATAGGATACTCTTACCAAATGAATCATTAATTTTAGTCTCCTCACTTGATTTGTCTAATTGACAATCTCCTTCATATTCAATGGTAATTTTCATTCTTTACATCTCCTTTTAATGAAATTCCTATTTCATATTAAATCCAAGTTTGAGTTATTCCATTTGGAGATCGACTAGAGCTTTTTCTAATTTCTTCTTCAACCTTTTTACTGATTTCTTTTGCAATTTTCGCAATATCTTCTTGTTTCGTTGTTTTAATGTTTATATTACTTACAATTCCTCCAACATGATTAATTGGCAACCATTGAAATAATATATTTCCATTCTCGTCTTCAACCACTAAATTTGTTTGATTATTTATAATTACCTTCATTATAAATTCCTCCATTTTTATTAATTTATTTTACAATATAATACAAATTTGATCATAATTTAGAAAGGTAAATCTTCTACAGTCTGATTTTTTAATTCATGCTTATCATCAAATAATTTATAAATATCTTTAAAAACCGTAGCAGCATTAAGTAGTTCTAAAAAATGATTTAATACTCTCTCATACTGTGACTCTGTTTCAACAAATTCTAATGATGGTTCGTAGTAAATATCATGAATAAATGCTACAGAGTAATCTGGTGCTTTATCTGTTAAATATGTAGTCTTATCGTAAGCATTTAGTATCTCTTTTAAATCTTCCAAATTATATTGATTATCTTGCGAAAAGCATCCGCTTATGTATTCAACATCAAATTTTTCATTACTATTTAATTTAATTACTACATTTTCGCCTATATCGAATTTATTACATCTACTTAAATTAGATAGAATATTGAAACATTGTACAAAATCATCTAATTCTCTACCAGTCGCATATTCATAGTTAAAAAGAAAATCTTCAATCTTTGTTGTACTATCTCCTTTGAAACAATATTCACCTAAGTTAGAGAAAAGCATCAGCTTATCATATTCACTTTTACTTAAGGATAAGTAATAGTTTCGTTCTTCATGTAATTGCATATTCCACTTCCTTTCACAACCAAAGAGTTGTTTTATAATAACATTATTGAAACATTTTTATGTTTAATTATTTCTTTTATTACTCCGCCTACCGGAAGATTACTACCAAGCTTTAATGAATTTAACAATTTACAACTTATTTGATCTTCTATTTCAAAAGTATCAATATTTATTTGAACAACAGGAAATTCCAATTTGTCACATACTTTCTTGGGCGCAGAGAAAATATACTTCGAACCGTTTTCTACAAAAACTATATCTCCAATTTGAATACAGTTTGAAAAATCTAAATGTCTATTATCAATAATTTTCATATTCCTTCCTCCTATTCATAACGAAAGACACGTTTTATTATGTATTAATTTAAAATTCTAAATAACAATTCTCCATTGTCTTCTTGTGGTATATTTTCATAATCCTTATGTCCGGAACAAATTATCTGAACAGACTCTTGTGGGTAATCCTTATATTCCAATACGAATGTTTTTGGATTAAACCAAAGTTTATAATTTAATACCCCAAGGTTAACTGTTTCTGCAACTACACCTGCTTTGAACTCTCTGGATGATAATAATTCAATGAAATTGTATAATTTTTTATTCATGATTTTCCTCTCCTTTAACGATTAAATAAGCTTTTTATCAATTTAATTATGTATTGTTCCTTGCATTCTTTCACCCAATAACCCATACCCTGAAATATCCTTATATGGAGATTCTCCCATCTTATCTGCTTTTGGATTACTAAAGATTCGATTTTGCTTATCAATAATTCTTACTTGTAGTAGTATGTGATCAATTAATTCCTCAGTGAGTACGTATGTACCATCATCTTTCTTATAATCCTCTAAAAAGATCTTAACTAGCTTACTTGTTTTTGAAACACTGTCTCCATATGACTCTTGTTTCAAATCAACTAACTTCCCTAGTTCTAAACCTTTTTCACTAAAGTACCCTAATTTTTCTACCATACTATCACTATCCTTTTCTATTAATTTAATCTTTTCAGATTCCACCACTTGTACACCTCCATCAGAGAACTTAATCGCAACAAAGCTATGTATCAAGTCAATTTGTGATATCTCTACCTTAATGTCCAGTGGTTCATATATTACTTCTTGACCAACTTCTAGCTGCAGTAATCTTTTATCTTTAATATCTTGGATTTCATTTTCTCGAACCCTTAATTTAGATTCTTTTCCATTGTCCAAATAACAAATTTCATAATCATTGTTTACACTAGATGGTAAGACTTCTGTTATTTTTGCCTTTATGCCGTTTAAAGATTTCAGGTCTATTGCTTTTGAATTAATGAGTACAATATCCTCTTCTTTAAACTTATTTTTCATTTATTTCCCTCCTTTCCCATTCTCAATATTGTTACCTCAGCAATCTGTCTTCCAAAGTTAATTGCTGTTTGCGTATCTTTTGATAGCAGATCTAATTTGTTACCCACAATTGCGCCTCCTGAATCAATGACAACAGCTTTGAATGTTTCATGTTTTGTTTTTATTTGTATGATTGAATATAAAGGTAAAACATTCAAATCTGCTGCCACGACTCGATAACCTTTGTAATAAATAGTATTAGAGACGTTGTAACCACTCCTAGTTATTCCGGTGCATCCCTCTTTACAGTGTGCTATGTAGCTGGTCACTTCCATTTTTAACTTTTTCGTGGGAAGTTCGTTTCGTTTTTTCGCTTTCTCTAACTGTTTCTTTAATCTGTGTATTTCATTGGATTGTAATTTAATTGTCTTATCTTTTGATTGAAATTGTTTATTTAATTCCTTAATGTCGTTTTCTTTGTCTTTCAATAGATTGCTTTGCTTTTTATAACTTCGCATCAATGCATCATTTAACTTTACTTGTGATTCCAATTCATTCTTATACTTGATTCTCTCCCTATTGATGTCGCTATAAATAATTGATACTGTTGAAGCAAATAAAACTGTGCCTGCAATCACCAAGTTTCTAGCTGTATTTTGTTTCATACTTTCCTCCTTAAAATATCAAAGATCATGTTTTCAAGGAGTTATCACCTTCTTTCGTTTTATATTAATTTAATTATAATATGTAACTATTAAATTATCAATACATTAATTTAATTTATATTTATAACATGATAAAAGCTTAGATTTAACTTACTTTATATTTTCTCGACATCTCCCATGAATACAACCAATCTTCCATTATATCTGTAGGAACCCATTTCCCATCAATCTTTTGACTTTTTGGTCTTTTGTTGACTTTTAAGACCTTAATTATATCTCCTTTATTTATCATATAGTCTCCATTTTGATCATAGAAATTCGCTTTACTTACTTTTAGTTGAACCTCTACCCCGTTGTTCATAATATATAGAGTTATTTTTGGTGAGTATTTTGTATCTAAATCTACTACCATTGCATATGCTTTACTTACTTTCGGAAAGGTGGTTTGACCATATCCTAATACTTCCTTCTCAAAAAGTATTTTCTCTTGGATTGGGATATCTTCATTTTCCAAAGTTGAAATATACTCTTTGATTTCTTTTAATCTTTCATTCTTTGTTTTATCTTTATGTGTTTTCTTATATCTTTCTTTAAATTTCATATAGATTTCATTTAAGTATTTGCTTTTGCCAAATGCCTTAAAATAATCTAGTTTAATTAAAATTTCCATTTGTCTTGAATTTACTGATGTATTTTCCTCAATATCAATTAACAATGACAGAAAATCATCATAAGTATTTTCTTGTGACATTACATACAACATTTCAGATACTTGATCATTTAAAAATTTTATTGATGATAACCCTTTTACAATCTGATTCTTGTTCTTATCAACAGAATATTTTGATCTCGCTTTACCGAATTCTGCTGGTATTACTCCTATATTAAAATACCTTAATTCTTTGTAAATTTTATCAGTCATATCTGTATCGCCTTCATATTTATTTAGTATGACTGCGTAATACTCAAGTGGGAAATTTGCCTTTAAATATGCTCCATATAATGAATCGTAAGCAACCGATAATGAGTGACTTGAATTAAATCCATATCTTACAGCATCCTCAATGATTTTCCATACTTTTTCAGCATTATCTGGGCTACCTGTTTTCTCAATAAATCCATTAACAAACCTTTCATAAATCGGTTCAATTATTCCCGGTTTCTTTTTGGCGATAGCCTTTAAAAGTCCATAAGTTTCATCCTCTGGAAAACCTGCGTAAACAAGTGTAGCCATGATGTTTTCTTGGTACAATACAAAATTGTCTGATTCCCTTAGAATCTCATCAAATTCAGGAATTCCATATGAAAATGGTTGTCTGTCTAACAATAAATGTTTCATACTTTCAAATGAAGGACGTATACCAGCTACAAATGCTGATAATTCCCTTACTGAATTAGGTTTATACCTCATAACTTGAGGCGTAGCTGAATCTGTTCCGGTTTGATTCAATGTTGCAGTAATACCATCTGCATATAAATCCCATATCTTTTGATCATCTACTGTAAGTTTATTTAATTCACGTATATTATTGATTGGTTGTTCAATCATGTTGTAAACATCAGAAATAATCCCCCACACAGTTACTGTTAAGAAGTCATTTTTAAGGAACTTCCAATAATCTGATGTTCCAGAATCAATTAATGCACATAATTCATCTCCAACTTTTATTACTCCAATTTCTTCTGAAATAGGTTTATCCAATAACAAAAATGCACAAGGATGAGGGGAAATAGAATCTATAACATCAATGAATTTTTCAGATTCCTTAATTAAATCTTTCCACTTTACATCATCTTTATATCGATCTAAATCTTTTGCCACATCATTATATTCCTGCATTTTTAAATCTCTTGCTCTACATAGATTTCTAAAAGCTGCACTCTCTTTCATCTTTCCATATGCAACCATATAGTAAATATTATCCTCACCAATAGTTTCTTTAGCAGCCTCGATGAATGGAACTGGATCGGCAGTATTAAAATCGATATCCGGTAAACTCTTTGTTTCCAATATCCTAGATTTACTCATAAATCTAGTTGGATAAAGTGTTACAGGAGCATCTAATCTGTCAATCTCAGTAAATCCCAATAATTTGTTTATGTAAAATGACGGAGCAGAACCTCTCCCTGTTCGAGTTAATACCCCACCCTTTTCTTTAGCTTTTTTAATAATTTCATAGTTTAATAAGAAATAATCCTCCATTTTTGTTTCTTCAATTATGTTTGTTTCAAAAGTTATAGCATCTAAATATTTGTGATGCTTTTCTTTAGGGATTTCTTTTTTATCTTTTTCCCATTCGTTCTTTATTATTTTTTTTAGTTTTTCTACCTTCTCTTCATGAGTTAACTTTGGATATATAGATGGCATTTTTATTTCTTTATCCATTTTAATATCCTCGAAATCATCAATAATCAATGTATTTCTAAGAGCAGATTCAACTTGACCCCTTGTAAATACTCCTTGTTCTTCATATCTTTGAAAAATCGTGTCTGAGTCAGGATAATCTAAAATAAATCCTTCTTCCTCTGGATAGTAAATATTTTTTCCATTTAAAAATTCTGTTCTGTCTTTATCTTGCTCTGGATAGATGTAATGTGAATCAGTTGCATGAATGAAAGGAATATCATATTTCTGATGTAAAGCAAGAATTTTCTTATTGTATTCAACTTGCATTGGGTGAGTATTATCATGTAATTCTAAGTAAAAATTATCACCAAAATAATGATGTAGTGGCTTAATGAAATTATCTTCATATTCATCATGTTTATTAACGTAACTAATTACACAGGTCGAGGTAACAACAACATCATTGGGATTTAGTTGAAATAATAATTCTCTGTCTATCCTAGGTTTATAATAATACCCTGTTTTATTTGCTTCAGACATAATACGTTGCATTTGTTTCATACCATTTTGATTTCTTGCTAAGATCATTAAATGAGAATTTGATTTATCCTTTTCAAAACGATCATCAACATAATAATATTCGATCCCAAAGACAAACTTTAAACCATATTCTTTAGCTACATCATAATATTCAAATACATTTCCAGCATATCCATGTTCAGTTGTACATATTGAAGTATGTCCTAATTCAATAGCGCGTTTAGCATAATCAACTGGTTTCACTATACAGTCTGGTGTAATAATGTTACTGTAGTGTGTATGTTTGTGGTAATTATTATATCTCATTTACTCACATCCTTATTATCCATTTAATTTAATATATTAAAATCGTCTATGTATATTTGATAATTCACATTACCTTTATATTCATTAACTTTTGCTTTCCCTACTAATTCTATTGTTTCAGCATTTTGCATTTGTTGAAAGATATCACTAGATTGTCTAAACATAATAAACTCAATTTCATTATGTTTAATTGAAATCGTATCCTCTTTTTTCCCTATTAAATGTAATTCAACTTTATCTATCTCAATATTTTTCACTAATATTAAAGTTTCCTCTAATCCTTTTCCCCATAAACCTTCTAACTCACAAATTTCTTTTAAAATGCTTTTGTTTAAAGATGTATATGGGATTTCAAAGTCAATTTCATAGATATCTTCAAAAGAAACGTCTTTCAATAATTCATTTAAAGCTTTATTTGCTGCTTGTATATTTTCCTCCTTTATCTCTAGTCCAAATGCAGATGAATGTCCTTTTGCCATTTCAAATAATCCTGTTTGTAACACAATATCTTTCAATTCCTTAAATCCACTTTGATCATATCCTCTGGCACTGCCTTTTAGATTTCCTTTTTCATTCTTGCCACTAAGAATTAATGATGGTCTTTTAAATTTTGATGAAATATGATTAGCTATTAAGCCAGTTAAACCATTTTCCATTTCAATTCCATGAACAATAATAACCTTATTTTTATAAAGTTCTTCATTTGTAACTTTTTCTACTATTTCTACAGCAATTTTATCTCTCATTCTGTTTTGTTTATTTTTTGCGTTGTAACATCGTCTTGCCATATCATCAACTAATGGTACTAATATTTCATCTGACCCTCTTGGTTTATAAGGAACACGTTCCTTAGTGCCAATAAATGCTTTAAACATATCAATTCTGTCTTGTAAACTACCAATTCTGGTTACTGCATTAATCAACGGTGAAATATAAAATCCAACAGAAGTCGGATTTATTTTTCCATTCAATGAATATTCTTGTTGTTTGATTAATGCCCTAAAAAAATCATTATTAATTTCATTTAAACCTCTATTTACATAATATCTCGTTTCTTTTTCTTTCATAGACATAGAATCGGCTATATTCCCTAGGGCAACTAAATCTAAAAAATAATCTGCATAATTAGTCCAAAAATACACATCTAATCCTTTGCAAACTTTATAAACTACACCTGCAGCACTTAGGGAGAGATTGTTTCCACCTCCAAGTTGAGGATTTACTACAATTGCATATGGACTTTCACCTAATTCAATTTCGTGATGATCTATAACAACAACTTCAATTCCTCTTTCACTTAATTCTTTATGTATATCATGTTCATCACTAGAAGAATCCGGTATAATCACTAAATCCACATCTTCCGGTATAACAACATCTTTTATTCCATGTTTCTTTTCTTTGTGAACATGCCATTGAATATCAATCTCATTGTCTTGCAATTTGATATATTGATAAATTATGCTTCCACTTGTATAACCATCTGTATCAGCATCAATTACAATGTAAATTTTTGATTTCTCTTCAATATGTCTTCCAATACAATTTATTGCTTTCTCAACATTAATTAGTTTTCGCCAAGGAATCTCTACTGAATGATCTAAATTCAAGTATTCATCAATATCAGTAATTCCACGATTTTTTGCAATTGTTCCTTTAACATCAAATATGTAGTCATTATCTCCAATTAGGCGATATTTGAACATTAAATCAACCTCTCACCTTAAATTTATTTTTATAAAGTGCTTCCCATTTTAAAGGATTATCACTTGGACTTTCTTTTTCATTAAGAATTTTTCCAGCTTTATCATAAAGACAATATACGGTTTGATTCTCTAGAAATTTATTAAACTCATTTGGATAAAAAGTTTTATCAACTTTTCCATCTTTACCGATTTCAGCACCTTGATCATAAGCTATTACAATTGGCACATTTAAATAAGTCAGTTTTTTTACTTGAGTAGGCGATAAAATATGTCCGCCAATTGCAACAGCATTTTTTATACCTAATGTCCAAAGTTGCATTACTGCCTTTTCACTTTCCACAACAATTACTTCTTGTCTCTCTTTTATGTATTGCTTGGTTTTATTTAATCCAAATAGAACTTTTGATTTAGCACATGAATGTAAATAAAGATATTTATTTTCGTCATCATTTACTTTTTCCTTAAATAACCTGCCTTTAACACCAACTAAAAAGTTTAACTCATCTCTAATTGGTATAGTTACCATATGGTAAAAAAGGTCATAACCTAATTCGAATTCGATTTGTGTTTCATAACTAATTCCATCCTTTTCAAATAAATCATTTACATAATTACCATAGTAATTTAATATCCTTTCATCAAGAGGTTTTAATTTCTCACTATCTTCATCTTTACTTTCCTGAGATACTTTCCACATATCTCTAATCCACTCAGCAAATTTAGATTTCTTTATTTCTTGACCATAATAATCATATTCACATACATCACACAACCACTTAATACTTTCAGTAATATAAGTCCCATTAATAAAAGACACTAACGATATTATGTCGCTTCCACCATAAGGATCGATAATGTTTCTCGTATAAGCATCTACATGAAGATTATCTGTATAAATTACAGTAGAGTTTATTCTATCTCCATCCGGCATTCCACAAGTTATGTATTTTGAATTATTAGGATTAATATGGTGCATTCCAAGCGCTTCTAAGACATCAATAATTTTATCATCGTTTATAATTCTTTCCTTTAAATCTAATGCATCCAATTAAAACCACCTAGCCTAAGATTTAATTAAAAAGCCTTTTTCTATCCATTTATTCCGATCTAAATCTACTTCCGTTACTAAAACACTTCCCTTTCCCTCTCCACGGTTTTTAGCAATCTTTTGTCCGTAATATGTTTTATTAATATCTAAAGGATATTCTCCCCATTCATTCTTAATCATGTATTTTCCGTAATCTTTTGGAGCTAATCTTTTTTCTAGTACCATATGATCTACTACATGATAAAGCTGCTTTGCATTTGCAATATTATTTGATGTTAGATCAAAAATATCAATGAAATGTGTTTCATCTGTAAGCTGAATAGTGACATATGCCCCTATATTCATTTCATTACAGATATTTTTAATATGGGTTGTTGTTTGTTTGACTGTTTCCCACTGGTCTGTTTTATAACCTTTTAAAGTATCATAAAAAACGTATTGAACACCTAAACCAAGAACATGCTTCTTTATTTCACGTTCTAAGTCTTCATCAGAGTATTTATTTAATTCCAAGAAAAATATCTTTGATCTTGCAGCTATCCAATCACCGACTGTTTCTGAAATAAACCTGAAGTCTTCTTCTGATTGGTAATTACCCATTAAAATATCAGCTTCTCTAATATCAATTAATCCAGACTTTTTTTCTTTATTTAAGAAATTAAACTCGTAATTATTGCAAATTGTACTTGCTTGCATTGCATACCATTCATCTTCATCCTGTTCATTTACTAATACCAAAATTGGAATTTGATTAAGAACACCCATAAAGTTTACAACTTTAGCCATCCTTCTACTTTTTCCTTCGTTAGAAAGCATTCCATCAACTAATACTTTTTTCTTTCTTAGCCCACGAAAATATTTATTCCACATGTCAAACGGAATAGTTGCTCCCATATCAGGAGATTCACGCCATTGTGTTAATTTATTAGAAAATTTCTTTCCCAAGATTACAGAACTTTTTCCTCCACCGATAACTGTATTGATATTATCAACATTAAATCTCATTGATCTTACAATATCTTCTGCTTTCATTTGAGTGAACTTAGGATGTTGTAATACCTTCTGAATTGGGAATCCTTTTCGTTCAAATTCTCTTACCAATGAATATTTCTTAACGATATCAAAATACTTTTTTATATCACTTGGATCTGATAATTCCATACTTCGTTCTATTGTTTTCCATCCACCAATTGACTTAAATTGCTTAAATCTTTCTTGTTCTTGTTGCATAAAAATAGTAATCTTTGATTCGTTTATTTCCTGTGAAAATGTTTGATAGTAAAGAGCAAACATATCATATAAGAATCTTACATCTTCATCATAAAAATCATATTTTGATTTAATTAACTCAGAATAATCAACGTACAATATTGGTTTTGAATAAATAGCCCCAACTAATAACGCTTCTGTTGCCAAGTCAAAGTTATCTCTAATATCTTCTGCCAATGTAACCCCACCTTATAGCAATAATTCATCCATTACATCTAATAAGTCAAATTCATCATTCTTATCTTTTTTATTTACTTTCTTAATAATATTGGAGTAATTTTTTGATTCATGTATTTTAGATTCAATATCGATTTTTGATAAATTAGATTGTCTTTCTCTTTCTTTATATTTCTTATAGTCTCCGTAATTTCCAATGACTACAGCTAAATCATAATTCATTCTTTGTCCTGTTTTTTTAAAATTTTTCTTCATTGCATTTTTATGTAGATAGACAGCCATTGTTCTATAAATATCTAATAACGTTACATACGAAATTGGTTCATTTACTTGATCATGCGTACCTTTAACAATCTCAGATACCTTCATACAGAAATATGATGGCAAGGAACTATCATAGTAGTTTTTAATCCATTGAAAAAACTCATCTCTGTCTAACGTTTCTTGAATTTCATTTTTTGTTATTTCCATCCTTTCTTCTAATTTTTTACGCGCCTCTTCTTCTGTATATTTCTTTTTTATTAGGTGCTGAACATAACATTCAACATGATAATACTTTCCTTTTTCATCTTTAATATATTGATCACTAGATGTATTAATTGTCTTTATTGGTTTTATTCCATTTGCTTTCATTTCCTTCGATATTTTTGGATCACAATAATTACATTTCAATAACATATTCTTCACCCCTATTAAAACAATAGGAGAGAATAATATATCACTCTCTCCTATTTAATTAATTATTCAGTTGCTAATGATAAAAATTTCTTAAGGTCTTCTATTTTTTCAATTGCATTAAAGTCTAAATCAAGTCCAGCTTTTGATAATTTTGGTCTTAATGCCTTCTTTTTAGATGGTGACAATGAATCTATCGCCTTTTGAATTTCTTTTCTATAATCCTCTACTGTTTGTGGCTCAGTATTTACCTCTATAGGTGTTGTATCTTGGTTTTTTGTAATACCTTTAGCAATTACCTCTTCATCTTTACTAATCGAATCTTCATATCGATCTTTCAATACATTTGATGCTTTCCCTTTATTCTTAGTAATGACCTCTTGCCAATATAAAGGTGTTGGTTCATCAATAATTTCATTTTGTTGAAACACTTTTGTACGATCTTTTCTCATAATTTGAGCTTTAATTGTCCCATCTTCATCTTCAAAATGTCTCAGAACCGTATAGAATTCATATTCTGCACCATCCCATGTATCAGGAATTTTACCAACCTCAACTAGTTGCATTTTTCCATCAACATTAGACATTACTTTTTTCGTTTTTTCTCTAGAAGTTACAACAACATATTTATCAGTTCCAGTAATCAAACTACGTAAAAGATTTTTACCCTTCATTTTAATCTTATCGTGATCTTTAAACTCAAGACCTGCGGTAGCTTCTGCAACAAATTGTTCTGTAGCTGTTTTTTCCTGAGACTTTGCTTTTAATTTTGCACGTTTCTCAGAGACATTGATTGCAGCAAATTTCACATTATCACTGATTACAGTAATACCATCAACAATAATTACATCAGCAACAAATGGGTTACCATCTGCATCTAAAACAACTTCTAAATCTCCATCTTCATTCTCAATCATCAATTCTTCCTCATTCATTGCCTTTGTTGCCCACTCTTCAACTTCAGCATACGTTGTTGTATAAACCAGAAGTAAATTGTTAAGATCAATACCTTGATCCTCTAAATCTTCTAAATAGTTATCAACGCTACCAGTTTCACAATCAATATACAATACTCGTAGTGGACGACCATCCTCATTTTTCATCTTCATGAAATCTAGTGAAAATGAAGATTTCCAAGTCCCTGCTTCACCAAATACAAAGAATTTTAAACCTTTTTTAACTGCACTACCTCTTTTTGCTACTGCCACTATGTAATCACTCCTATTACATTATAAGTTTTTTATAATTTACATTAATTTATTTTTATATTACCATGGAAGATCATCATCACTAATTTCTACGCTTTCTGTTGCATCACCCCATGAACCTTCTTCTTTCTTAGTCTTATTAACTTGTCCTTCTGATTTTAATTTTTGGATTGCATTTTGTATATTTTCCTCAGTAAACGTTTCAGTATCAATTGATTCTGGATCTGCTCCAGTAATAACTAACTCTCTAATATAGTTATTATTTACACGTTTAAATGAATCAGTTTCTCCCCAAACAGCCTTTGATTCCTGTACATCATCAGCATCAACTTTATTAACAATATTTCCCCAAATATCGATTGCGGTAAATGGTTTGAGTGATTTTCTAAATTGATTTGCAAGTGCAGTGTTATAAACAATGAACTCAGTATCTTCAATGGAATTCCTTGTAACAATTTTAGCTTCTACAACAAACTTTGTTTCACCTTTATCATCAGATTTTTGAATTCCTGTAAAAATAATTTTTTGTTTAAAGTCTGATATTTCTTTATAGTCTTCAGCTTCAAAATCAATATCTTTAGCTAAATAAAGATTCTTCACTAGAAATTTCTTACTTCGCTTTACTTCTCCCTGATCATTGGTAAATGAAGAATAATCTAAATCTCCTCTTACAAATATTGAAGTATCATCTTTCAAAGCATTACTTATTTCTTCCGCAGCATCAAAATCGATCAGATTATTAATAATATTTTTTCCGTTCTCATCTTTTTCAAGACCAACCTTAACCCCAATAACATTAAAACCTTGATCTTCATAGTCATATTTTTTATCCCAAGGTACTACTTTTTGTTCACCTGCTTGACCTTTTGTTTCTGATTGTTTAAATAGATAAACATCCTTATTTTTATATCCTTCTACTTGAACATATACAGTTGAATCCTCATTAGTTTTTAAACCAAAGTTTAAAGTTTTTTTTGTACTTCCACTATCATATGTATGAGTTTTTAAAGCACCATCTCTTTGTAGTCCAGTAGCTAATCCTTTGATTTGAAAAAATCCTCTTGTTTGTGGTAAGCCATGTTTTGTTTTAGCCATATTAATAATTTCCTCCTCTTATTCCTTATCAATTTTTTTATGTATTACGATAAAAAATCTCTTTTATGTGAATTTCAACTTCATGCGAGTGAGCATGAGAGAGTACGAGTGAGATTGAGCGTGTTTATTTTGGTGGACTTCTCCCAATTAGAGTCTGTCGTGTAGTTAACAATTCGACCTCACCACCTTTCAATATATAATTTAATTTTATTATTTAACTAACAATTCCTAACTCGTTTGATAATGTTATGTACTTCTTAGCATCAAAATACCAACCATGCTTACTTTTTAATTTACTATGATTCTTCAAATATACAACTCTACCTTTTCTAACTACTATAAACAGGTTACCATAGAGATAAGCTTTATTTCCTATTTCCTTTTCGAAGTCATTTCTTGGCTCAAGTTCTGTTGCACATTGAACATTTCTAGTTAATTTCTTACAAGCTTGATCATATGAGATATCTTTGTTGCCTTTAACCTTTGTCCTATAATACTCGTAAACTTCTGGTTTTAATCTTAATAGTTTCATATTTTCACTTCCTTTCGTTATTGGGTACATTATTAATATTAGCAATTTAATTATATATTGTCAACTGTATTTGTTAATTTATTTTTATTATTTATTTTCAATATATGCAGCTAACTCTTTCCACCTCGCAAGAACATTAGAACTTGTGTGATCATTGTCCTTATCTAACCTCAATAAGGAGGTGATAATATGGGTATTAAAATTAAAGGCTTTGATAAGCTTCAAAAACAACTTAAACAATTAGAAAGAAATGCTAAAGAACTTGAACAAACAACATCAGTATCCTTCGCTGAACTTTTTACAGATTCATTCATGAAAACACACACTTCTTTTGACGAAATGTTAGACAAATCAAAATTCACCGTAGAAACCTCTGAAGACTTTAAAGCAATTCCCGATGATGAATGGGACATTTATGTTAAATCCAACACTGAATTCAATACTTGGCAAGACATGATAGATCAAGCTACTGAAGAATATATTGTTAGAAAATTAGATTTATAGGAGATGAATTCATTTCATCTCTTTTCTTTTTTAATGAAATCATCATTTTATTATGTATTTAATTAATAATTATGCTAAATTATGTATTCTCTGATTTATAATATCAACGTACTCTTGACTTAATTCAAATCCTATGTAATTCTTTTGCATATTAATACAAGCTAATAAAGTTGTACCACTTCCAGCAAAAGGGTCTAGTACTATTCCATTCTCTGGAGTTATTAATCTAACTAAATACTCCATTAATTTCATCGGTTTAACTGTTGGATGATTATTAAATTTTCCTTTTTCCTTTTTTGCTGCTTTTGCACAATAAAAGAATCTCGAAGCCCCACCAGAATCCCCATGCGTATCTTTTTTTGTAAACCCTGTTAATTTTCCGTAAACATTTTGACCATCACCTTTTCCATATGGATGACCAGCTTTCATGAAGCCACTTTTTAAAGTTCCACTCTGCTCATCAAGAATAGAAGCAGCTTCCTCATCAAAAATAATATTAGCAGGAAATCTTCCTAGTTCATTTGCATCAGCTCTTGTCTTCATTCCGGCTTTTTTATTAGCAACTTGTGTGTCATCAACATAATCTACTGTTCTGTTTGATCTTCCTGAATTATCATATGTACCTTCAATCCTAGAATCATCAATATTGATACCACCAGTTTTCCATCTAAGAACATTGTCAACAATAGATTTTTCACTCAAAGGTTTCCTTGCCATAACAATTGGTTCATTAGCAGGCTTTAGAGCAGTTCCCCATCCATCCCAATGTTTTGCTAAATCTGTTGATGGTGCCGTAATGTCCCATGACTCCATATTTTTATTACTATTTAAAGTTTCAACATGATAAGCTTTCGACTTAACATTCGGTTCATTTTTTAATGTTGGATGAACCCTTTTCCCAACTATCTCTCTTTCAGCACCAAATTTTTTATCAATACCTTTGCTTATATTATATGACTTAGGAAACCCACTCCCATAAATCCATTGAATTTGATCCCTAATTTCAAATCCAGCATCTTCAATTGCACAGGCCATTCTGTGATATGTACGTGTTCCTCCAAATGCTAATAGATGACCGCCAGGTTTTAATGCTCTTAGGCACTCTTTCCATAAGTCAATATTATAAGCAATTCCTGTTTTATCCCACGACTTACCCATGAATCCTAATTCATATGGTGGATCAGTTACAATTGAATCTATAGAATTATCATCTAATTGTTTGAGTAGTTCTAATGAGTCACCCTGATATACGTTATTAATTTTTAACATTAGATTCCTCCTAAACCATTAATTTATTTAATATAAAAACAACATTTCATTAACATTCGATAACTCCGTTTGTATAATCAACTAAATAAAACCACCCTAATCCTTCAATAAAATAATCAACTCTGTCATAATTGTAGATGGTCTTAGAACATTGTCCTAAATCATTGATTATGCTTTCTATTTCTTCAGTAGCCTTATTTTTATCACTCACAATAAAGAAAGTAAGATATCGAGTAACTTCATTTCCTCTATCATTCATTAATGCAAGATATTTTCCACTATTATTTACAAAATCTAATAAACTCGGTTTTGAATAAGTCATTTTTTATAACTCCTTTTATATTTATTTAATTTAACTTGTCGTTTTAAAGTGAATCCAAGCTCTCCAATAATCCATTTGTCATCTTACTTTCATATGAACGCCTATTAATCCATTTCTTTGCATAGTTAATCGAATCATTTAATACTATTTCAGCTAATTCTCTTAAATTTCTTTTTGGCTTTACAGTCCAGAATAATATTCGATATGGTTTGTCCTCATAAGCCGAATCCACGTATTCTTTTAATACCTTCTCATCTTTCAATATAAAAGTTGTAAAATCTACACAGTTTACGGCATGCCATCCGTTCCATGAGAAATTTGCCTTGATAACAACTTGATAACCATTATATTCAAATTCCTTAATTGTCTTCATTTTTATCTCATCCTATTCTATTAAAATGTCACATTTATTTGCTCACAAATTCAATTTTTAGTTTCTCCACTTGTTCATTAAAGTCTTTTGTTAATTGTGATTCAATCCAATTGAAAAACTCCGTTTCTGTAAATGATTTAATTAAATCTATATTCGTGAAAAATAATTTCATCAAATAATCCTCGGAAACAGCATAGTCATACATTTGATCAATCTCTACTTTAATATTTCCTGTAGTCATTTCAACTCTAAATTCATTTATGTATTGACTTCCCCAGTCACAAGTATCACAACCACCATATGATTCTCTATCTGTGTAGATTTCTGTAATTCCACCGTCTTTTAGTTCAATTAACATTTGGCTTCCTCCTTAATTCTTATTAAGATACTTCGAATGTTTACTTGCCATTTGCTGCATAATTGGATTGTTTCCGATTAGTTCAGACGGATGTTTGATATTTAAATCCAATCCATGTTCATTTAATTCTTTAAATTTATGACCGTTTAAGTGTTTCTTGTAAAGATCCTTAATCCTTGTCATATTACCATCCAAATTCCATAGGCATATAACCTTGTTGTTGAGTTCGAATAATGTCTCTCAGATCAGTTTTCGGTTGTTGAATATCAGATTCAGTAACTCTTATTAAGAATCTCCATTCATGATGCTTAGCTGGAATGCCAGTGTGAACTTCCCACCAATCCCACATTACAGGAACACAAGAAGGTGCTTCGTATGTTTCTAATTCACCATTTAATACTTTTTGATTAACTTGTGAAGAAACCATTTTATATAATTTTGTATCAGGTTCATCAGGTACTGCTAAATCAATATTTCTATCTTTAATAAATTTAGTTAAACATGATGTTCCTGTTACTAATAAATGAAATATTGGACTATCCATTTCTTCTTGTGCATGAATATTCGGCGCTTGTTTTGCTGTAGGATCTAAGTTTGCCCCTCTAGGTACTCCATCTGTATGCCATCCCGGAATAGCAGGACACATTCCCGGTATTAGCATATGAATTTTTGTATCTACAATTATGTATTTCTTTTTCATTGTTAAATTCATTGATCCAATCGCAGCTCTAGTTAAATCACCACCATATTTCAAAGCATCTTCAAGTGAAGCATTATGTAATCCCAAAGTATTTTTTACTAGTTCTTGTGAAGGTTGTTCAATTGGTTTTCCAAATACAGGTTCATTTCGATTAAATAGCATAATATCATTCTCCTTTTTTATTATCAATTTATTTCCTATAAACAATCAAAGCCGATCCTTCAAGTTGTCCTTCTTCGTTATGAAAATAACCAATTAGGGAATATTTAATATCAATTAAATTACTCTCATCAATATTTTCTTCATCAATAAACTTATTAATATTGAAATCTATGTCTCTATACACTGAGTTAGGTTTACCATAATTTTCAGTTGAAGCATAAATTAATTTGGTTTTTAACATAAAATAATCCCTTCTTTCCTAATAAAAACATTCATTTATTTTAATTACACAAAAACCTTCTCAACTGTTTCTAACTTTTCTCCATCCTTAAAGGAATATCTATCCACATAATATGGAGTGGATGGTGACAAATATTTTTCCAAGTATTCTTCTGCTTCCTCTTGTGAATGGAAAGTTCTTGTCTTATTCCAAACTGGTTTATCATCGAGATAACTTCTAAATCCACCACTCAGTATATAAGGAATACTGACATATCTATTATGATTAGTTTTTAGTACCCATCGTTCTCTGTTCATACGAACCCTCCCATCCAAATTACAATATAAAGATAAATTTATTACATATTTCATAAATATTAAGCTTCTACAATCGGAAAATGTATGCCGTTCACAACAAATGAACCTACTGAATAGTAATAGCCTCCGTTACCTGCAACTGCTGGCATTTCTGCCAAAGCAATCGGATTTTGATTGTGGAATAAAGTAACTTTAACTTCATTTATAGTCGTATCATCATTTGGAATATTGATCTGCTCACCAACTTCTACATTTGTAATTACAGCATCTAATTTAACATTACTGAATTTACCGCTTGCACTTGCACAGCAATCTTGTTCACTTTCCTCAAGTGTGACAATTGTACCATCATCTAGTACAAGTTTGTCTTCGTTCCATTCAACAATGCGTTTATAAAGTAAATGTTTATTCAAATCCTTCAAATCACCGTAATTCATTTAAAATTCCTCCTTATAATAAAAGTCTGTTTTTATCTTAATTAAGTTTGTGAATTTAATTTTTAAATGTTGATTTAATAAGGTTTGCTTCACTATCAAATTCACAAACTTTTAATAAACATCATCTTTGAAATGCGACATTAATACTCGTCTTCAAAATCCTCAAATTCGTCATCGTCATATTCTACTAAAACCTTTGCATCTTCCCATTCAGCTCCACATTTACTACAAACCATATCTCCATCAAAATTTCGTGGTGGAAACGAATTATCACAATACTTGCATTCCCAATACTTCGCCATTTTCAATCTCCTTTCTCTTCGTACTACGGCTTTTAGTAACCACCGAATGATGCGGTATCAATTCCGTTGTAGTAACCCATATTAATCACAGATTCATCTACCCAGTAACCCTCGTCATGGTCAAATCGAAATACTATTAAACACCCATCTCCGTCAACTATTGGTGCGGTATATGTGTCGTAACATGGAGTCCCTTTTTGCCAATAAGTCATAACTTTACCTAAGTGGGGATGTTCTATTTCTCCCCATTCTTGACCATTTGACCAAGTTAGAGTATGACCTTCGTGAGTTTCAGCAATAAGTTTCTTTTCGCAATCACATTTGTGCCAACTCTCTGTACTCGCAAATAATTCACCTGTTTTACCACATTGATAGATTTTGATTTTTAATTGCTCCATATTCTCACTCCTTTACTTCGCATCATGGTTCTTATCTGAATGATCATTTTATTAAACTAAAAGATATACTGTTTAAGTTTTTCTGTATCTTGTTCTATAAACATGATAGCTGTCCCTAATTCCAGTGCCACAGTTTTATTTATATCTGTATCAAGTGGGAGTCCTTCTAAAAATGTTTCTAAATGAGATATTCTCCTCTCATTAGACTCAATTGCTTGTTGCCGTAATATTTCTTTTTCTTCGTTACTCATATTCATAACTTTTCCCCTCCTTCAATTATTGTACTTTTATAGTAATTTAATTTTATTATTAAGTCAAGAATTATTTTCCATTAAAACCTTGCTTTTATGGTATTACTTTTTAAATGGCTCAATAAATTGCCATTTCAACCACTTAATGATTGTATTCCATTCAGCAATAATTGGAAATGTAATTAATGCTAAAATGATCCAATAGTATGCATTATCCCCTATCAAAAATGAGAGTACCCAAACTGGTAAGAATAATATTACACCAATAATTACCAATGCTATAATTAGCATAAATACCGTAGTAATTATTAAAGTTAGTGTTGTAAATACACTTTTCCTCAATCTGATTAAGAATTCATTCATCAATTAATCTCCTTTTCTATTAAAATAACTCTTTGATCACCATAATTCTTTCTTAAAAATGTTAAATTGGATTCCATCCTCTTTTTCCTCAAAAGTTGAGACTGCAGATGTTGGAACAATAATTTGTATATTTTCCATCGTACTTTGGTCATGCCGTGCTGCAAACTCTTCTCCTCTCACTAGCCTTTTAAACGAGGTTTGATCAACCCATAAAATAACTTGACTCATAATTTTTACCTCCCTTAATTTAAAATCACGCTTTTATCCTTATACTAATCATGCAGATAATTCTTTATATACTCATAGACAGTTATACTTCCATCTAATCTGCAACTGTGAGCTAGATCATCTTCTAATCGCATTGCTAATTCAAAAATAGTCGTATTGTGTAGGGTATCTATTTCCTTTTCAGAGAAACTCATTATTTTTACTCCTTATATTATAAGTTGTTCTTATTTACCTCATTCCACCGAGCTGCTTTTTCATCGTAAACATAGTAACTTGTTTCGAATTCCCCCATAATAATCAGTGTTTATAGACAACAACATACCATCCGTAAATTCTATTACTGTTTCATTCCAGTCTGTATTTTTAATAGATTTAATAGTTTTACCTGCAAACAATTTATTCACCCCATTTCTCATGAAATTGCACTTTTAATTTTTTTTTATTACTTAAATCTTGTTCAGATAGTATATTGTAATCTAATAAGAATTCTCGAAGATTAACTTTAATATCTTCAATACAACTAAACCTTCCTGCATCGAATACTGGAATATTGTAGCTTTTTTGCAATTCTTAATGCTTGACCAGTTCCTCCCTGTCCCTTACCATTCTTAGTCCAACAGATAATAAAGTTAGAAGGTGATTCAAGATCATATCCCAAAACTTGATGACTGTTTCTTGCTTGTAGTTTTTTCGCACCATCTGAAAGACGATTCCAATTTGGATGAAATTTTTCTGCAATCTCAAAAGCTTCAATATTTGATACAACTAATTTTGAGTTGGACTTTTCAAAACCTCTCCACGGTAAGTATATTTCTTTAGTTCCATTAACTCGATCACATCCGTTTTCAAAAGATTTGTCAGCACCATCGGCTCCACCAGATCGTAACGTTAATCCTTTTAAAGAGAAGTAAGCAGCTATCTTCGTGAAATATTCCAATACATCTTTAGGTGTTTCTCTAGAACCAATTCCGGCATAATATGTATTCATTTAATTCTCCTTTTTAAGTTAAAATCTAAATTTTAAATGATTATTCCTCTAAGTCTTTTTCGATTATACTTGCATAACTACAATTTGCCATATATGCATCGTTTTCTTGCCAGTAAAAATCTACATCTATTTCATTAGAATAATCATAATGATAATAAACTTCATACCCTTCATTTATTAGATATTGGGATGCTCCCCTATATGAAGTAAATACTTTTTCAATCCAATGTCTATGATCCTCATATGACTCCCCATTATCAACATCAACCAAATAAACTTTCATATTATCCCTCCTAATGAAATCGAACTTTTATTTCCGATATATAAAAAATGTAGTAACTGCAAGAAATCCTAAAATACCAAACACGAATAGCAATAAGAAAAACATGTTTGAATTCTTATCCGCAAAGTCCCAAAATGTCATTTACTCACCTCTTTATTAGTAAAAATCAATATCAAATTCGCATTTCATTATTAATTTAATCTTCTTTTATTACCCATTTCTTGACCTTTACTTCTTTTAACTCAACCTCTGTACATTCAACGGTTTCATCATACTCCCACGGACTTTCATCTTGCATCTCTGTAGCACCTTCTCTGTAATAAGCTTCATAAAATTTCCCTTGATATGGAAAAATTATTCTATGATGAATACTCCAACGAGAAGTATCTGTAATTTCATCAAATATTGCTGTGTAAGGTAAATCCAATTCGTTTATCATAAATTTTTTATCTAAATTAATTTTCATTTAAAACAACCCCTCTTCCTTTACAATGCTTACATTCAACTACAGGTTCATTGATCATTTCCATTAAATTATGTAAAAAAGTATCGATATTATTTTTCAAATCTGTGTAATCCTTCCCTGTAAACGGTTCGACAACTGGATAGCTATTGTATGGCTTTGGTGCTACCTCATAGATTTTTTGAGTTCTATTTCTTTGGTATCTTTTTTCATATTTTGGTTTACGTCTAGAGTAAGCAGCATTTACATTAACTTCATACGAATGTGGTTCATACAGTTCTATTACCTTCTCAACAGTGAAATAAAAGTCATAGTCACTCGTTACTCTTGCATATTTAGAATTAATATTTGACTTTACATGATTACGAATAATTCTGTATGATTCTTCTTTTGTTAGATAACAAGGCTTTGTTTGGAGTAAAACAGGATGAGTTGTAATTCTGTCCAATAAACTATATTTAGGTTCATGTTCCATTTTTACAATTTCAAACTCGCCATCAATTTCTTCAGCGATTGTAATTTCAAAAGGAATTTCTTCAAAACCAGCTTCCTGTGTTTCATATTTGAAATCGTATAATCCTTTTACTTCATAAAAATCACTATCTTCATCTATGTATGATTTATTAATAACTTTAGGTGTTAATTCAGTTTCACTGAACCCCTCTTTGAGTTCATATCTTTCATTAATTCTTTTTGCTGGTAATTGTTTTTCAATTTTAGTTGGCATTTGTTTAAATTCAAACCAATCTTTATGGTAGGTTTTAGTAGGTTTTTCTCCATCATAAAAATAGTTATCTAATCTCGTATGGAAGTAGTTTTCACCGTTGATATTATCTGAGATTAATATTTTACTTTTAGTCTTAATCGCTACCAATTTTAAAGTTGAATCATTTGATTTATACATTTATATCTCTCCTTTTTATTAATTTATTTTTCTAATAAATTGTATGTTTGAATGTGATTTAGTCTTTAATGATATTTAGCACTAAGTACTCCCCATTTTCTTCCTCCATTAGAAATATTGTTAGTCCTCCATCTTCAACTATTCGCAATGTTCCTTTTGTCCAATCAAGATCGCATTTATTTGTATAGACTTTCAGTGGATTAAATGACATTAATTTACCTCCTTTTTGTAATAAATCAATCTTTTTATTAACAACAACACATAGTTAATGTCACTTTTTTTCGTTTCCTCTTGTATGTAAAATATCTATTCAAGTAGTCATCATCTTGGTTACACTTTCTCCAACCATTCATTCTTAACTCATGCTCTTTTTCACGAAACTTTTTCCATCCGTCATCCTCCCATTCGTAAAACTTATAATCGCCACGAACAATGTTTAAATGTAGGTTTCCAATCCACATGGTCGTTCCTCCTTTCAGATAAATAATTTACATTCAAATGAATCTTATATTGTAACTCACTTTTCCCACAAATAATCTAAGAAGCCTATATACTCATTTAATTGCTTTTCAGTCATGTCATCCAAATTCTTAGGAATTAACTCAAACTCTTCTTCACTACCCTGTATAAACTCCCTGTAAGTCTCTGTATTCGTAGCATTCACCTCTACATCACAAATGCGTAAATCCAAATGTTCTTGTGTTATTCTCATTCAAATCTCTCCTTTTGTTTTTTAATAAGCCAAATTCATCAGATCATTATGTAATAATCGCTTAATCATTTTCTTGATTCTTTTCACTTTCCTCATCCTCCTTTATTTCTTCAATAAGTAAGCATTTAGCTGCAATTAAATAATCGTGAACGTAATCTAAGTCCCCTAAACTTAACCTCTTATTTCCCTCATTTAGATTCTCTAAGGCTCTTTGACCACTGTTGATCATCTTTTGAATTTTCGACTGAATCAAATCCACCTATACCACAACCTTTCAAACGTAATTATTTATTTAATTACATTATAAACGCAATTTAGAATGGCATTTTCTAATTTTTCATCGGTATATACTTCAACTTTTCCACCATTATTAATCTCACATGACCATAAGTTGAAAATGTTTAATTGAATGTTCACTAACATTTTATGATTCTTTAGCAAAACTAAGACCTTTTTTAAATCGCCAGCGTTCTGAAATGGATTGAATACTCCACAAAAATAACCCTCTTCTGTTTTATAAAGATATGAGCTTACCTGTTCCCACTGCAACAACTTTTCAACTATTATGCTATTAATCTTTATTTCATCCATATCCAAACCCCTTTATTCGATTCTATATAAATAATGATAATTTAATTTTATTTGTAAGTCAAGAATAAATTTCGAATTTTTCTAATAAAAAAGTCACCATTGAGTTGTAATTTTTTACAATGATGACAGTCAATTTTCCTAATAATCTATTATCTCTATTTGATTTTTATTTGTTTCATATGTTAAACTAATAATTGTAAGACACTTCTAAGTTTTACATCTGTAAAGACAGCGAGCATCATTCAGTCCCTATCTGAATGGTGCTTTATTACTTTCCAATATCCTCTTCCTCTTCCCACTTAAAGAAATGATCATCCACATCAATCATATGTAAACTACCATCCATTAATTCTACTTGAAGCTTACAACTCTTAACATTCATGCTATCAAACTTTGCCACAAAGTCATTAAATTGCAGATTCATTACTTTTGAAATTGCTAGTTTTAAAGTGCCTAAGAATTGTTTCATATAATCGCTCCCCCTAAAAATTATTAAATATTGAATTAACTTGTTCGATATTTTCTTAGTCACCTCCTTAAAATACGAACAACTGTTCCTATCAGTGTTTTTATTATACATCTAATTTCCTACATTTACAAGCAACTACAAAATATTTCTTGCTTTGCCTTGGTAAAACTTGCTAAAATAAAACAAAGTTAATAGTAAAATTGACATGCCATAGGGGGACTTTCTGATGAGCCAGTCCATCGGAAAGTGTCTACTTCCAATGTTATTGAAAAAGCGTAAATGGACACAAGTTGATCTTGAAGCTGTAACAGGGATACACAGGAACCAACTTAGCGAGTATATTAACAATAAGCGAACAATGTCACTTAAAAATGCTCGAATTATTGCTAATGCGCTTAGATGTCACATTGATGATTTGTATGATTGGAAAGTGTAGACACGGTGATAAGGGATAATTTCTCCTTATTCACTACCCCACAAACAACGTTTTCGTTGTCTTAATGAAATATTGAAATCATTTCAAGTAGCGTAATATAATTGTAAATTATGTAATTGTCGTTTGTCATTGTCTATTTTTGTCGAATTGATTGAAACCTTGTCGAAAATGATGGAATTTATGTATATTTTTAGAAATTCATTGTCCACAACGTTCCAATTATTACTATATATACAATCGGATTATTTCACATGTTGATTTATTTTTATATTGTATGTAATGCTCAAGCCTTTTTCGGCTCAAGTCATTTTGTATTATTGTTTAATTACTTCCATATAATTTATCAATATTATCTTTATTTATATATCCTCTTAAATAGGTTGTATTATAATATTCATATCCATTATTGATTACTTTACTCAAGCTAAATTTTTCACCTATAACTTCAAAGTCTTCTTGTGTTAATTCCTCTTTATCACCAATTAATTCACT